TATAATCAGCACGTTTTTAACCCTATCATAAATGCCTGGTGTAACTTTGATTCTATACCTGCAAGAGTGTGGGGGCAGTTTAATGGTGATACTTTCTTTGGTGGTGGATCAGGTGTTGTATTTAAAATAGGTGGTACTGCTGATGTTGATGCAGCTATCACAGGAGATGTTGCCACAGCATTTAATTATTTTGGTGACAGAGCATCAATAAAAAGGTTTACCTCTGTTGCCCCAATGCTAGAAGCAAGTACAACAGTTAGTTTTGATTTTGGTATTGCAGTTGATCAAGAACCAGTAGCTGCACTTAATTTAAGTACAACAAGTTTTGCATCTGAGTTAGCCACATGGGATGTCGCTACATGGGATGATTTCTACTGGGCAGATACCGCAGGTGCAGGAATAACACAAAGACGTAAATCAACAAGTAAATTAGGAAGGAGTGCAGCTTTGAGAATAAAGGTTGCTTCAAGTACACAAGCAGTCAGTTTTATTGCTGCTAATTTTACATTTACACCAGGAGGGCCATTCTAATGCCATACAGTTCAGGTACATTTTCAAGGGTGCATGACTTTACATCAGACAGAGATGCAGGGATAAAAATACAGGCTTCAAGAACTGATGCAGAGTTTGATGGTATAGCTACAGCACTTTCAACAGCTATATTAAAAGATGGCACACAGACAACCACAGCCGTTGTACCTTTTGTTGACAACAAAGCCATTACTCTTGGCACAAACTCCGATATTACAATCCAATATGATGAAACGACAAATGACAGTCTGGAGATTGCTGCGGCAGTTGAGGGGGCTGCTTTAGGAATCGTTTTCAAAAGTGATCAAGGAGACGATAATGCTGACCAACACAAACTATCTATTGCAGATGGTGGTACACTTACTCTAGCGAGCAAAATATCAGGCAGTTTTGTTACCTACCTAACACATACTCCAAACTCAACAGTAGCCAGTTCAACATTAGCAGTTGCAGGTAATTTAACTGTAGGTGGTAATTTAACACTAGGCTCTGGTGCAGAATTATCAGAGGCAGAATTAGAAATGCTAGATGGCATTACAGCAGGTACAGTTGCCGCTAGTAAAGCAGTTGTTGTTGATGCCAACAAAGATGCAGCATCATTTAGAAATATAACACTTACTGGCGAACTTGATGCAGGTAGCCTGGATGTATCAGGTGATGCAGATATAGACGGCACACTGGAAGCTGATGCGATAACAGTTGGTGGTGCGGCACTCAATACAGTCATTGCAGGAGTTACAGTTACAAATGCTACAAACTCTGCTCATGTTTTGGTTACTGACAATGAAAGCACAAACGAAGAAAATCTTATTACCTTTGTAGAAGATGCGACTGACAGCACAGGCAATGTTGGCTTAGAGATGGATGGTACTCTTACATATAATCCAAGTACAGGCACAGTAACAGCAACAGTATTCAAAGGTAATATAGATGCTGTAGATGGCGATTTTGATGGAACTTTAGAGGCAGATGCAATTACAGTAAATGGCACTGCATTAAACACAGTAATTGCAGATGAAGCCACAGCATTAGCAATAGCATTAGGATAAGGAGAATAAAATGGCAAATACTTTTAAAGTAGTATCGCATGATGTAATGCCTGCTAGTGCAGGAACACCAGAAGATTTATATACTACACCTGGAAGCACAACAACTGTTGTTGTAGGTCTGTTATTGGCAAATGTGCATACTGCACAGGTAACAGCAAGTGTAAAGCTTGTTTCTGATACAAGTGGCGGTGGCAGAGCAGCAACTAATACAACAACTTTTCTTGTGAAATCAATACCCATACCTGTCGGTGGCACTAGAGAAGTACCTCTTGGTGGTAAGCTTGTTTTAGAGACAACTGATAAAATACAAATTGATTGCAGTGTTGCAGACAAAGTAAGTGTAACTATGAGTATCATGGAGATAACATAATGAGGACACCAAAGTTTCAAGGCACTCATTTATGGGAAAGACTGCATTGGGCTAAAGAGAACCTAGAAAAAGTGCAATCAGATATTAGGGTTGTCTATGAAGACCCAGAGGATATAGACAATCCTGCAAAGATATTAGTTCCTGATCCAAACTGGATGGCCTGTGCATTACAGGGTGGCATACTACCACCTGTTGAGGTTTATTGGGAACTTGCAAAAGATGAAGCACAACCTGATTTTGTAAAACATACGAGAGGATATTTGTTGCATAATACTAAACCTGTTGAAGCAATGACAGAAGAACAGGCAATAGAATACCTTATCAAGAAAGATATTCCACAGCGTGTATGGCGTACATGGGATGAAGGCAATAAACCAAAGATGGTGATCTGCCGTTTACATCAACTGCCAGAACATCGTCAATGGCGTAACGCATGGCAAATTAGAGAAGATATAGAACTAGCAGCATAGGAGATAATATGACAACTAATATCGTAGATAAAGATGGCAACCAGATTGATGCTTCAACAGTAACATCAAAGCCATCTGACCGACATTTTAGAAATGCTTGGGCAATTTCTGGCAAAGTAATTTCTGAAGACATGACTAAAGCAAAAGAAATATTTAAAGATAAAATAAGGGAAGTAAGAAAGCCTTTATTAGAAGCTGAAGATGTAGCTTATATGAAAGCGTTAGAAGCAGATGATGCAACTGCTAAAACTAACTCAGTTAATAAAAAGAAAGCATTGAGAGATGCACCTGCGGCTAGTGCAATAACTAATGCAGATACAATAACCAAGTTAAAAGCTGCATGGGATGAAACAGTTTTAGGGGAAAGCCCTTACGCATAAGGAGTAAATAATGAGTCAAGATGATTATATTGGCAAATCTGGAGAGCAGACCAGTTATGAGTCAGTTGTAAGACAGAATGAAAACCAGGTTGTTGCAAGCTTTACAATAGATGCAAGTAACAATGGTGTTTCAGCAGGCCCAGTGACTATTGCAACAACTGCTACAGTGACTGTCAATGGTTATTGGAGTATTGTATGACAAGTCAGTTAAATGTAGACACAATCGTAGATAAAGCAGGTAGTGGTGGTTCTAATATAAAAATTGCTAATACTTCTGTTACTGTGGCTGAAGGTGGTTCTGCTACAACAACTACTGTGCAGGGTTTGGCAAAACTTTTTGCTCATGTTAATACAGGTCAAGGGTCATATGGTGATAGTTTTAATACAACAAGTATTACTGACAATAGCCAAGGACATTGCACTGTTACAATTGTTAATGATATGAGTAGTGCAAACTATTCTGCAACTGCTGGTGTTACTAAAGACCATGATGACACTTCTGGTCTTAGAGTAGTAAACGTAAGAGCAAAGGGTGCTTCTAGCTTAGATTTGGAAATTGCCTTTGTTAATACAGAGGGAAAGCATATTGCTATTGACCTTGAATCAAACTCCAACGGAAATTTAACAGTACACGGAGATTTAGCATAATGGCAAGCGAATTAGAAGTTGATAAAATATCAGGTACAACCACAGCAGGTTCAATCTCCGTAACAGGTGAAGGTAATTCTACTACGACTAATCTGCAACAGGGTTTGTGTAAACAGTGGGTGCTACTTCAAAGTAATGGAACTTCTGTTACGGATTCATTTAACAATACAAGCGTTACAGATAACGGCACTGGTGATTATACTTTAACAAGAACCAACAATATGGCAAATGCAACTTTTTGTGCAATTAGTAATTCTGGAGATAATTCAACTACTTTTAATGTTTGCTCAGATGTAGGCGAACAAACAACTGCTGTTTTTGATATAAGATGCGTTAATGATGCAGCAAATGCTACTACTGACGTTCCAGATACAGTTGGTGCAGTACATGGAGATTTAGCATAATGGCAAGTGAACTAAGAGTAAATACGTTAAAGGATGCAAGTGGCAATAACTCTATAACAACAAGTGTGGTGTTTAGTGGAACACCTAAATCTTGGGTTAATTTTGACCAAAACAACGCATCCTCTACTGCCGAAATACGTCAATCATTTAATACGAGTGGTATTACAGATGAAGGAACTGGTTTGAGTGCAGTATCATATACAAACAATTTTAATTACGCTGATTATGGTATTGGCAGTGCTTTTAATAGAACAGGAACAGATGATTTTTTAAATACTTATTATAATCATACAACTGCACTAACTAATTATCAGCATTATTCATCTGGTTCATCAGCAGATTCTGATGATATGGGTGCAATAGTATGTGGAGATTTAGCATGAGTAAAGCAGCAGAATTAGCGGCATTGATAGGCAGTCAGTCTTCTTTGACTAATCGTAACATGATTATTAATGGTGATATGGCTGTTGCACAAAGAGCAACATCAGCAACAGGTCTAGGAGCATCTACAGGCTATCATACAGTAGACAGGTTTGTTACTGAATTTACTACAAGTGGTAGAATGACACAATCTCAAGCTGCAATTACTGATTTAGCAGGATTTAAATATGCTTTAAAATGTGACTGCACTACTGCTGACACATCTGTTGATGCCGCAGAGTACACTTTAATTAATCAAAGAATGGAAGGATATACTGTAAATCGTCTTGCTTCTGGTACATCTAGTGCAAAAAGTTCAACTGTTTCCTTTTATGTAAAAGGCAATGCAAATGCTACCTATGTGGTAGAATTACTTAAAGCAGGTGACAGACATATTAATAAAACTTTTAGTGTTACAACAAGTTGGAGTAGAGTTTCAATAACTTTTGATGGAGATACTACAACACAACTTGCACAAGATAATACACAAGAACTTTCTGTAAATATTTGGATTCATGCAGGTTCAAACTTTACAAGTGGTTCTTTGCAAACAAGTTGGGGTGCATATACAGCCGCAAATAGAGCAGTAGGTATATCTTCCTTTTTTGATAGCACAGAT